CATTTCCAAGATTGATAAGGATCATGATGATGACCCGACGAGTTGTGACATTAACATGGCTCATGTACGTGTCGTGACTAAAATGCGCGCAAGACAACCCGGATCGGAACCAAGATCTGGTGATCGGGTACCGTATTTACTAATCAAGACGGACAATCCACGCGCGAAAGCCTTTGAGAAGTCCGAAGATCCTAAATTTGTCGAAGAACACAACTTACCGATTGACTATTCATATTATTTCATTAACAAGTTTTTGAATCCCGTATGTGACCTATTGGAGCCGTTGTTTGAAAATCCCAAACTCGAAATTTTCGGAGAATTATTGGAACGTGCGAAGCCACCAAAGAAGAAGCGTGTCACCAAAGGGGAAAAGCAAGTGCTCATCTCGGACCTATTTAAAAAATAAACGCGAACATATACTATGGGCATATCCGAGCAAATTTCGGAGTTGATTGAAAGGGAAGTCGAGAGGCGCGTGTACGACCGCGTGTGTAAAGTTTTGGAAAAGGTTACAGAATTGTTTCCAGTCTCGAAGAAATACGTGCGACGTGAATTTTTACCCGACGTTGAATATTGTCAGGGTATAACTAAAAGTGGGCGGTTCTGTACAAACAAATCGACGAAAGAAGGCTTTTGTTCATTCCACGTAAATGACGAACGTCTATGCGAACCGATACATATACAGACACAATCCGTGCGTCACAATCACCCATTTCCATCTGGATTTGTCGAAGGGTGTCCGAAATGTGAAGGTGATAAAAAAAAGAAGTTAGAGAATTGAGTCGAAGGTGATATAACATGAACAAATCCGATATACTACTATCATCCATTAATACATTTTATGAGATACCGGAAAATAAACTCGTATTGAGTGAACTGTTGACAAAGTCAGGGGGGATTTCTCTCAGAAATCTGGAATGGTTTATAACAAATTATTCAAAAAAACACAATACAACGTACACGACGAGCGATGGTCGACTTTTTAGTGTACATTGTGCGTATAAATCGAGTTTAGATGGGTACAGTAAAAAATTATTCGACCCGTTTTGTAGGTCGGAGAAAATCACGTATACTATTCCCGGTACAGATGATGAAATTCATACGACTGTTGCACAGTTGAACTTTATCAAATGGTGTATAAAAAATAAAATTGTCGATTATATTCGTGACAATAAGGAGACTTTGTTTAATAAGCGAGTTTCATAAACCCGTTTTCAAAAAGGAATGTCTGGTACCCGACGTAGTACATATTGAGTGTATACACCTTATCCAGACCCGGTACCAAATTTGCTTCTATGAGTGTTCGATCCGATTTTAGTTCCCCGAAATCCAAACTTCCCGATGGCTCCACATTAATCGGATTCATCGAGAATGAATATGTATAAATATTTCTTATAGGTCTCGACAATCTATGCGCTTGGGGTACGACATATTTGTAGTACGCGTGACTGGGATTAAGAATGTTTGGTAAATCCTGGCCGTTCACAAAAAATTTAGCCGTAGACATCACCGGTGTAAAAAACGAATTCGACATTGAAAACGTATTACTCGATGAAAAATTATATCTATTTTCGAATACGTTACTCTCGATCGTAACACCGGACCCTCGTATTTCATTTTCATTTTCAAACTCTTTATTTCTGAAAAACCAGAATATAGTCTTTACTGGGATATTTGGTACCAGTTGCAGTTTAACTTCGTTCGAACCGATTTCGGTTTCCACACTCGGATGACGCTTAACGACATCTGTGGTCACGACTTGTTTTTCTGTCACTAAAAACGTGCGTTCTATAGGCGAAACAGTCATTTCTTCGGTAACTAAATAAAAGTGGTCAAATGTGACTGTGTCCGGGGAGTTTGTGAAGAATGATTGTGGTCTGAATTTTACTTTAAATTCTAATTTTTGTTTATAAATCGCACACGTTGGAAAGTACGGTCTATTAGGAAAATTTGTAGAGTATTCATCACCTTCATACTTTCTCGAAAAGAATAACGGGATAGGAATCATGAGTTTTGAAGAACTTCGAACGATGGCTTCGTCGTTTTGCATAGACGTATATTCCGCGAGATTGCGGTTGATTGTGTATCTCTTCGTTCGTTTTTCAGACGCGTCAAGATACATCTCATCGTAGATGATTCCCCAATCGTCGTAATACTTCTCGACTTCAATTTCGTCGACATGCATACTGACAGACTCTATGATGTGACGCCCGAGCTGATCGGCGACGTTCGAAGTGCCCGTAAGCCCGGGAAAGTCTATGACTATGTACATGTTAGACAACAAGTCTCCCATATTACGCGGGTTAAGTGTCACAGTGACGGATTCACCCATGGGCCAGGTAGCTTTTGTCCCAGGATTATCTACTTTAGTATTTCTACTGTATTTCGTAAAATTTGAATGTTGTTTCATGTCATATTTAAAGAGCGAGTGTTCAGGGTCGTCGCTTATTAAGTATGTATCTTGTTTTCCTATCGCGTTCAGTGAAAGGATAGCTCCGGTGTTGGGACCTTTGACGATCATACCTATCTACTATCTACATATTTTTAATATCGGTTTTCCACATTGTCACATGGCTCGTTTTCATCATTTTCTCCAGCTCTCCCTGTGCCTGCCGAGATTCGGTCATGAGTGCTTCGACACGTTCTTCTGTGTATTCCACGGTTCTGATATTGAGAAGGTAGTCCCACGAACCGTCGATTTTTGGAAACATCGTGGACATCTCCTTCTCGAGATCCTGCTTCTTCCTCTTGAACACCGTGAGTTTACCCTCGATGACCATCGAGACAAACTTCGACTTGTGACTACACAATTCTGCCCTCTTTTCAAGGACATCGATGAGGTGCGCCTTCCGCTTCTTATAGTGTTCGAGGCGCAACTCCACAAAGTCTTTCAGGATTTCTTCGGGACTCTCGTACTTGTGGATACCCCTGGTGGGGTGAAACAGGTGCATATTGGATGTGTGAAACGTCTTTCGCATCTTGAGGTCTTTGAGAAGATCCTTCCCCGAGTACCCAAAGATTTCAAAGTCCACATCCTCGGTGGTGCTGTTATTCGTGTAGCTCGTGATCAACTTCTTTTCTGTCAGACTGTCCAAGTGTTCCTTGTAATCTTGAGTCCAGCGCCCGGGAGGAAGTTCCGTTACTTTGAGTCTGGAACCGGTATCTCTCCACACACCTTCAGTCACCCAAAGACCTCCCTCATCCTTAAACACCTTACCCTTGAAACCCCTGAACCATGGTTTCATGGGTACGAGATCTTCACCCTCCAACACGCGCTTGATGTTATCCTTGATGTCATCGGGGTTGAAGGGTGGGACATAGCAACTGAAACCTGTGCCAATACCCTCCGTCCCATTCACGAGAACCATTGGAAGAGTAGGCATGTAGAAGTCTGGTTCGATCGACCGTCCATCATCATCCAGGTAGTTGAGGATGGCATCATCCTTAGGGTCAAAGAGTTTTCTCGCCTCCTTTGTGAGTTTCGTGAAAATGTACCTCGTCTGAGACGCATCCTTGCCACCCATGAGTCGTGTACCAAACTGCCCACAGGGTTCGAGAAGGTTGATATTGTTCGAACCCGTGTAGTCGTTGGCCAACTTTACGATCGTCTCAGCCAGAGACACTTCACCGTGGTGGTAGGCACTCTTTTCAGCCACGTAGGCTGCCAATTGTGCCACCTTCATTTCATCTCGGAGATTCTTCTGGAAACAGGAGTACATCACCTTACGTTGGGAAGGTTTGAGACCATCTGCTACGTGAGCGATAGAACGTTTGAGATCCGCCAAAGAAAAGTTCACCAGGTCCTTGTGTACAAAGTCGGTGATATCCAACTGTTTTACGTCACCATAAGGAACCTCGAGTTGGTTTGCATCCTTAGCAGTGCTCTCGAGAAGCCAAGACTTTCGGGCATCCGCCTTCTTTTTGTCAAAGGCGAGGACGATGGAGTCATCGGTCATCGAATCCACGTCAAACTTCACAGTGAGGTCCTGAATCTTCTTGAAATATTCGCGAGCCTCAACACTCGTGGAGGTACCGAGACCCTTGTAGTACTTGATTTTCCACCCCTGTTTACCCGAACCGTACCACGTTCGGAAAGCTGAGTCAGTGTAAAAAGACTTGGTGTCAGAACCTTTTGTGGCTTTGATGATCGGTGTCACCATTGATACCACAAAATTCAGTTTCAAAAGACTGGGCCAGAAGTAGTGGATCATGTTGAGGATGAGACCCTTGATGTGGGACCCATCATTATCCGCATCAGTCATAATCATGAGGCGACCATATCGAAGCTCGGAGACACTCGTGTACTCCTTACCCTGCTGAAGCCCCAAAATCTTCTTGAGGTCGTTAAACTCTTGGTTCGAAGTGAGCTGTGCCACTGAAGAGTCTCTCACGTTCTTACATTTACCACGAAGAGGGAAGACACCATAGTGGTCTCTACCCACCACTGAGAGACCAGCGACAGCGAGCGTCTTTGCCGAATCACCCTCTGTCACGATCAGTGTACACTTCCCAGATTGTGCCGTACCAGCCTTGTTCGCATCATCCAGTTTGGGGATACCGGTGATCTTTGATTTTCGAGCACCATCAGTCTTCTTGAGTTCCTTCATCTCCTTGAACTTTGAGAGTGCTGTGAGTTCATCGGCGATACCGGTTTTCAAAACATTCTTCACAAAGTTTTTAGGTGGTTCAAACTTCGATCCAAAGTCCGAGGACTTCGAGGTACATTCAGACTTCACCTGGCTCGAGAAGGTTGGGTTCTCGAGTGTCGCCTTCACGAAGATGGTAAAAGCGTTCTTCACCTGTTGAGGCTTCAACTTAATCTTCTTCGCCATGTCCTCGATGATACCGTTGGCGATGTGATTCGCGACATGGTCAACATGGGTACCACCCTTCATGGTACAGAGACCATTCACGAAAGACACTTGCTCGAGACCGTTCTCGGAGGGTCCAATGCACACCGACCAGCGGTCTCCGGTGACAGAGGCAACTTCTTGAACACCTTCGTGCATCTTGGCATAAGCTTCAAAGTTTTGTTTGGGGAGGACATCTCCGTTAAACTTCACTTTACAGTTCTGAGTCGTACAAATGTTCGCATCCCAAACGCGTTTCTGGAAAATGCTGTAGATGGTATCGTCCATCTTGGACATTCCAAACCTCTTCCACTCGGGTGTGAAAGTGATAGAGACGGATGACGTAGCGCCCGAATGTTTTTTGATTTTCGGTGGGTCACAGACAGTCATGTTCTTCGACCACTTTTGGGTATAAGTCTGCTTCGTCTCATGATCCTTGATCGCGATTGCAAAATCGCTTGAATAAATGTTTGCCAGTTTGGCACCGTACCCGTTTCGACCCCCGACAATCCTCTTTTGAGAGTCATCATAATTGGTACTCGTGAGGAGGTGACCAAAGACGAGTTCGGGGTTCCAGAGACCTTCCTTATCGTGCATTTTTACAGAAATCCCACCGAGAGGGCCATTGTTCTCGATGGTTACCGAACCCACATCCTTATCGATGGTGACAGAGATGGAGTTGACCTGTTTGGGATGGAGAGAGTTACGGTCGATGGCGTTGACGAGGATTTCATCAAAGATTTTCAAGAGGGCTGGGGAGTACTTGAGGTTCTTCTTCGTGAATGTGGAACCATCGAGGATCCAATAGGGTTCGGTTCCCAATTCAACTGGACCGACATAAGAGTCAGGTCTCTTGAGAATGTGTTCGATGTGGGTGAGCTTTTGGACACTCTCCATATTTTCTTGGATTTGTCACGGATCTAACTTTTAACTTAAGTTTGTTTTTGACTGTACCGCATCAACCCGTCGAACCATTGACATATTTCGGAAGCTGACTTGGCTCCACTTCGCACGTATGCGCGTCTACCCAGTTCCCGTTCTCTCAATGATCTATGTATGTGCTTGGGTTTGTTTACGAAACACCAATAACATACCCGTTTAATATGACCACCGACAAAAGAATATCGTAGCTCGTTATTTATCATGAAGAGTGGCCGAATCCGTTTATAGTACGATATGATCCTCCGTTCTCTCCTGGTCGTGTTACATATTGATGGGAACAGGGGAGCTTTACATTTATAGCATTCACACGTCCATTTCAATTTCATAAAATAAAAATGTTTGAATACTTTAAATGAATACAGTCGTCGTCACACTTTCTGTCATCATAGTGTGTCTAGTCGGTGCACTTATATTTATGATGACGAGGAAACCTAAAACCGACGTCGTATCTCAAAAAGTCGCTGTCGCACCCGCGTCCACTACAGTAGATGGGATTTTTGGCATCCCTTTCACGAGGGGTGAGAATGAAGTTCTCGACTTTTTGGACAATGTCGAGAATCGCTCGAGTGGTACACTTCGGGCCGTTCTGTGTAGTGTACTTAGCGACGAACAACTGACGAAACTCATAGCGAGTGGTCAGAATAAACCCATGAAATGTAAAGATGTGTCGCCACGCCTCGACAAGATCACTGGGATGTTAAAAACTAAAGTTCAAAATATGAAATTCCAATCCGACACGGTAAAAAACATCGCTACAATTCTCGCGGAAGAAGTGACAGCCGTGTACGAAAAAGTGAAGACCCGTTTGTGTACGAGTGGTGACACTCTCATCGAACCCGACACGATCCGGGCCATCATCAAAGACGCGCGAGAGAAATTCTGTAAGGGTGCCGAGACGGTTGATATCAAACCAATTTTTGCGGATGTCACGGGTATACGCAGTGGAAAATTAACCTAAGTCACATATCAGTACATTTATACGTAAGTAATCATGAACATTCAAGATGAACACTTGCGACGTAGCGTTGAAAAGATGCGGGTGGCATACAAGGCGCATGAAGATAAAAAGCAGTCGCGCACGATTGTTTTTCTCAAGGATATTCCAGAAAGAATCGTTGAGAAAAGAAGTGTATCTGGGATTTGCCAGGCGTTGACTATGAAAGGAAATAAGTG